GGGAAGGAAGGTTGAGCGAAAGTGGCAGAGCGATTTTCATCCCGGTCTTGATTTGCTTAACGTACAGTCGCTCATCAATAATATGACTGAACTTCATGCATGATAGATCCTCCCGTCGCTGTCCGGTAACAAGGGCTAGATCCATAGCCAGCGGGAACCATGCAGGAAGTTGTTCTGCTGCCTCCCTAATTTTGTTATATACATCCAGTCTCAGACGATCGCGAGCGACTTCGATCTTGGGGGAGCGTGTTGGCTCCACTGGATTATGCGCAATATGTCCTCGAACTATAGCCTCCCTGAACATGTCGGAAAGTACAGAACGCATGGCTCCGGCCATTGTGTTTTTCCCCTCTGCTATCCAAGTTTCCAGAAATTCAGCAATATGGCGAGTAGATACTTCTATTAAAAGCATTCTCCCTATTTTCTCTTTTATTGTTTCTAACTGATTTCCGCGTATCTTATATGTATTAGCTGACAGGTTACGCCGTTTTAATAGTATTTCATACTGTTCTGCCCACTTTGTAACGGTGAGTGAGTCTGTTCCTTTTAGCTTTTCAATCAGCCCTACGGGGGTATAGTTTTTCGCAATAAAGTGATTGGCTTCGATTGCCTGAGCAATTGCATCCCTGCGTGAAATCTGACCTAGCTGAATTTCTTCATCAGTTAATGGATTTCTCCAGGCGAATGTTTTCCTGGATCTTCTATAAGTCAGATTTTTGGGGAGATTAGCATCATACTTTTTTTGACTCATTTATTAACCGCTCCAGCAACGCACTTTTTTTACCAGTTCGCCCGTTAGGATGGTGCTGTTCAAGCACAAGTCCCACTTTATTCGGCTTGATATAAAACGCGTCCGGATCAACCCGATACGTCCTGCCATGTAATACTGGAGTCGGGTAAATATTTCCGTTTCGCGCCCATCGTCTTAGTGTTGTGAGAGGTGGTGGATCATCGGGATAATTTAATTCACCCCAGGTTTCAAGTCTCACAAAGCTCATAGTCATGTCTCTTTACTTCATGACCGCCGCCAACTATACGGTGTGGCGGTCGGTCAGGGTTGAACATCAATGATCAGGGTAAAATTTAAAGGACTGCTGACCGCCGCCCGGTACAACTTTTACATCTCCGGCGCGCCGTCCTGTAAATCCTGCCCAATGTGCGGCGCGTATCCTGTCAGCCTGCTCTTCAGTCAGGCAGGGTTGCGGCAGAGCGGAGTTTTTCCGGTGGTCTGCAACGCGTATGGATTCGCCGGCTTCGTGTAACTTCTGGCACAGGGGGCAAAGGTCGCGTGTATCCATCATCCGGATCTTTCCATCGAAAAATATGTTGCCATGCCATGTAGCGCAGTTCCGGCACACGGGCGCATCGCAGGTGAACATGCCCCGGCATTTTGTCATGTGCCCGTGTTCATCCTCATCGGCATCCCAGCCGATGATCCCGTCACAAAGCAGGGTGGCCGGGGCGCCGCAGAACATACAGACAGGCTTCTTCATGCTGCAATTACCTCCCTCATTCAGGCTGTACGAATCCCGCCGCGTGAGCGGTGTTTAAAAGCATTTTTACGGTTAATTAATTATTCAGCAGGCGATCTTTATTCCTTAATACATTTAAACTCTTCCAGCGTGACTTTCTCTTCGCGTGATTTTCCGGCTTCAGTTCTGCCGGATAGCATTTTTTCACACTCGGCTTTATTCATTTTTTTGTCAGAAAAACGAACCCAGTTTGTCGGGGAATTACCCGGCTTTTTGACGATGGCGGTTATTCTATATTTGTACATTAATAAAGCACCTTCACTTCAGGCGGTCAGCGACCGCCAGTCTCCGTTATGCGGTCACGTTCTCTTCCACGCCAGCGTTTTCGACGACGCTGTACTCACCTGTGATGACAGACGCATCAGCCGGATCGATAGTCAGCGTCTCCTTTTCGTCCATTGATACCGCGCGCTGGATCTCAATGGATACAGGCAGGTATTTGAACAGGCGGCGTATGGCGGTTTTTTTTGCCATTTCCTCCCAGTGAGTAACCCACGGGCCGTTGTTACCGGCTTTGCTCTGTGCCCGGACCAGCTCTATCTGTTTACGGGTCATTACCTCAAACTGTGTGCCGCCATCTTTAAGGCGGGCAACGGCATAGACATGAGTAACCGGTGCATCTTCGTTCTCACCCGGACGGTGTACCAACTTCTCTTCCAGACCAAACTCGAAGCTGAAATCGTCACCTTCGCGGACGACGCGCGCGGAAAGGCTGGCAATCTGTCCGGAACGGCGGGCAAGGTCGATCATTCCCCGGTAGCCAATAATTAACTGAACGTTTTTTTGCCTGACTTTTCGTTTTTGTTTCCGAACGGCAGCAGATAGGCATGACCGAGCGCGCCGCCGGGTTCCAGCCCAAGCTGGGAACACTGAACGATGGCGCTGACAAAACTCATGGTGTCACAGTCACCCAGCGCCGGAACTTTTCGGATTTCCGTTGTGGCTATCCGGATCATGCGTTCCGCTGTCATGTGGCGGGGCAGGGCCGCCGCCAGTTGTTCTTTCATGGAAGGCTGGTTGATAAAGCTGATCACATCGTTGTTCTTTTTCACTGCCGTCGGGGTGCGTGCTCCCTGTGTTTTTTGCAGGTCGGCTTTTGCAATAGGTGGCTGTTTAGGCATTTGCATTCTCCTTCGCCCAGCGGGGCAGTGATAAAGTTTTAATGGCAGGCCATTCATCGTTATTAAGGCATTCGGCCAGGGTTTGCAGATTGCGACGATATTCCCGCTGACCTGCCAGTTTTGCCTCTTCACCCATCATGAAAATCTCAACCGGGTAACGCCCACATTCGGTGGTTGTACTGGCAACAAGGAAGACGAAGGTGGGTATCTCACCGAACTGCGCCCGATAACCGTCGCTGTAGAAAGCGTCCTGTACGTGGTAGCGATAATCGTAATAAGCTGTCCTGAACCGCTGGATATCAGCAGTGGTTTTCACATCCATGATCCAGTGAAATTCAGGGATGATTTTGTCCGGACGGCACCGACACAAAATTCCTGTTTCCGGATCTTCCCAGTAGACTGATGATTCAGCATATCCGGCGCTTTCAACCAGCCACTGCCCCAGCGGTAACGCCATCACACTCTGGTACATAAGTTCGATTTTCCGGCCTTCTTCTGCCGTAAGCACGGTTCTTCCTGTCCGGGCGCATTCTTCCAGAAAGGTTTTCTCTTCTTCTTTTCCTGCACTGGTACGGCGGTTAAACTCCGGTGCGATGATGAAGCGTTTACTGAATTCCTCTGGTTCCAGTACCCGGCAGTGAAAAGCCGTTCCTGTATCGAGAGATTTTGTTTTCTCCGTGTCCACGGGGGCATTTTTGCGCCAAAGATAAATTGCTGGTGTATCTGCGATATCATCAAGCTGTGATTTACTGACGCCCGGGCCAGCGTGATACGCCTCGTTAGGGATGTCATAGTAAATGCCTGGCTGTATATCATCAGGTACAGTGATATTTCCGTTTTCTATGGAATCTGCCGCTTCGCCTGCTTCATCACCGCCAGTACCTGATCCACCGTCTGCTGTAATTTCCTGCACTGCATCACCAGCCGTTTCCCGCTGGTTGCTTTCTTTCCGCATCTCTCCATCTATTTCTGTTCTGGCTTCCATTTTTTCGATCTGATTTGAGGGGGCACTGAACAGCGCTGAAACGTCGAAAGTCCCGTCTGCGTTTCTGGTGACAGCCTCCGGCTCTGCTGCTGGCTGTTTTTCCTCCGGCACCACTTCTTCTTTTTCACCCTGATTTGAGGCGCTGTAATTGTTATGAACCCACTTCGGATCGTTCGGGTCGCTGATGCCTTCGACATATTCACCGCGCGCGGCTGCCAGTTGTTTACCAACATCAACCGGGTTTTTGGGTGGAATGTTTTTACGTGCTTCGTGCAGTTCTGCCCGTATTTTCTGGTAGCCTGCTTCTGTCTGGCTTACAGGTGACTCATTCTCCAGCGGCTGCGGGTCCGGATGATGTTCAGTTGTGTCCTGTTCCACTGCTTCAGGCGTTGCTGGTTCATCTGCCAGTTCGCCTGTCGGTTGCTGTTTTTCTTCATCACACTGAAATCTCCCTGCCTCAATATCCCGCAGACATTTGCCCGCCTGACGAAGTCTTGCTGCATTTTCTTCATGGGTTGTTGGGGTGTTATCAGGCACATATTCGTACCAGTCCGGATCGCGAACACCATGAACGGCAAGAAAGCTTTCGCACCACATCCGGCGAAGATCAGGATTACCGTTATGTACGGCCTTTGGCGCTTTGCGTACCAGGTCAATAATGGTTTGTCGGTCGTAGCCTTTGATGTCGGGAATAATGCCCACTGTCATCGACATTCGCTTCCAGTCTTCCCGGTCTTCGGCGATGATACGTTTTGCAAAATCCATTGCAGGACGCAGGTTATTCAGATCCAGCTCCTCACAGAAACCACAGGCGAGCTCATAGTTAATCGTTCTGTGTGTCGGTTTTTCGCTACGGCGTGGACGTTCTGGCTTATTTACGTCGTCGACAATTACTTTATGTGGCCCGGTTTTTTTAACGGGTGCAGGTTTATTCTTCAGGCGTTCAGCCCATTCCTTAACCAGCAGGCCGCGGTTAATGTGTTCAGCACGGAACCATTCCTTAAAAAACTTAATAGTGGTGCATAACTCAGGCACTTTTCCATCGACAGGAGATACCTGTTTATACGCATTCACTGCTTCGTGAATATCATGCTCGATAGCTTTTTTGAACGGCTCTACATTTTCTGCGGCGAGTATCAGGTTCTGGACAGTGGTATTCTGAGTATCCATCTCCAGACACGCGATTCTTTTTTCTGGTCTGTATCGACGTGATAAAGATATTCTCCATCGCCAATATACTGTGCCAGAACGCGATGGCGGAACGGCAGTGTCGCAACCACGGTCAGTTGAGGGTTTGCTGGCGGGTTATGAGATTCCTGTATCCCGTTTTCTCCGGTAGGAGTGCCAGCACCGTCGGCGCGTTCTGTTTCATCTAATTTAACAGCAGAAGCTGCGCCGGGGATAAGTGTCAGGGTTTTGCCGTCTTCGCCACCGGGTTCGCGGTTTTCACAAAATTTAGTATCAAAGACACCCTCGGGCGGAATGTCATTTTCTACCGGAAAATGTACGCGTACAGGTCCGGCAAAATCAGCTTCATCAAATCCGGCAGCATCCATAGCCAGTTCGCCACGGGAGAGGGCGAGTGACTGCTTTTTAGCTGTACA